TAATACCAGAGTGCACGAAATGGTCAATAGGACAAATGGATGAAAATCAAGATAAAGCGATTGCTTTATACGCTAATCGTAGGCAATTAGAAGACAATTCTAAATATAAAAAGTTGAAAAGTTATAGAATATTACCAATTACACTATTATTAAGATGGACGAAAAATTATGATACGGCCGAAACAATGGCCAATAAGATTTATGAACTATTAGATTGTAGTTCTTTTTTTATTTATGATTATAATTGCTCAATTGAGTGTTTATATAATGGCCCTATTGACTTGGGTGCGGATGAAAACAATGTTTACAAGTTTTCAATAGAATTAAATTTATTATATAGAAAGGGTGAAAAATAATGGCAACTAAAACAGGAGTATATCCAGTATATGAAAACCAATTTCAAGTTGGCGCTACTAAAGAAGCATTAACTGATATTGCAGATATGGAAAGTTTTTCAGTGAAATTAGACAATGGAGTAGAAGAGTGGAATCCGTTAGACCAAAAAGGATGGGTTAGAAGATTAATGACTTCTAAATCTGTTACTATATCTATCTCAGGAAAAAGAAATTTCGGAGATACAGGAAACGATTATGTAGCTGGATTAGCATTAAAAAACGGAAGAGACGTTGAAGGATGTCTACAATGGACATTCCCAAATGGAGCAAAATTAGTATTTGAAAATGCAGTGTATAATATAACAAATTGGGGAGCAGGAAAATCAACAGAAGTTATTCCACTAGAATTTGATGTAATGTCAAATGGAAAACCAACATACACAGAAGCATCACCACAAAGTGTTGAAACTACACAAGCGGTAAAAAAATAAGATATTAAAAAGTAAGAGGTCCTTAAAGGCCTCTTATAAATATATTTAGGAGGAATCTGAAATGGCAAATATAGATATTAGTTCAAAATTAAGTCACGAACCACAAACAATAACAATAGCAGAAGGTAAAACATATGAAGTAGACTGCGGAGCAGAAACAATGTTGAAAGCACAAGATTTATTTAAAAAAGACGATAGTTTAGATGGATTATTTAAAGCAATAGAATTATTACTAGGAAAAGAAGCATTAGAAGAAATAAAAGGAATGAAAGTAAAAGTTGCAGACTTAAAAGTTATTATTATCGCAATAATGGCACAAGTAAATGAAATTACTTATGAGGAAATGGAAAAACGATTTCAAAACAAATAATGAAACAGAATTATGGTACGACATGGAAGAAGACTGGCCTTTGATTGAGGCAAGTTTAGCAAAACAATATGGAATAAGAATAAGAAAAGAAATAGACACAATGAGTTATGCAGAATTGTGTAATCTTATATCTGGGTTGATGCCAGATACACCACTGCGGAAACATTGTTCAAATTCGCAGTGAAGATGATGAAGAAATGTTAAAAAACTTCACACAAGAGCAAAAAAATATAAGATGGAAATATAGAAATAAATTAGCAAAGAAAATGAGCAAAGAAGATTTTGAAAAAGTTATTACAGAATTTCAAAAAGCATTTAAAGAAATGGCTGGTGATAACAAATGACAGAAGTAAGATGTCCTAATTGTAATCAACTTTTATTAAAGGTTGAAAAATGCAAGGGTGAAATAAAATGTATAAGATGTAAGAAAACAATTAAAATTGATATAGATGAAAAAGACAGAGTGAGCAACACAACCATTAGTGGTGAGTAGTTAGCCAATACCTGCTTTTATCCTAAAAAAGAAGGGAGGAGTAGGTATGAGCACGAATGTGGGCTCTGTTGACTTTGAATTATTGCTAAATTCAAATCCATTTAACAAAGGACTAAAGAATGCAACAAATACAATAAAAAGTTCAGGAATAGAGAACTCATTAAAGAAAATTGGTAAATTAGCGTTAGCAGCATTCTCTGTTAAAGCAATAGTAAATTTTGGTAAAGAATGTATTGATTTAGGCTCTGATTTAACAGAAGTACAAAATGTTGTTGATGTTACTTTTGGAAGTTTAAATACAGAAGTAAATAAGTTTGCCGAAAATGCAATTACTCAATTTGGTTTGGGACAAACAGTAACAAAGAAATATGTTGGTACGTTTGGTGCGATGGCAAAAGCGTTTAATTTTTCGAATAAAGAAGCATTAGCAATGTCAGAAACATTAACAGGACTTACTGGAGATGTTGCTTCATTCTATAATTTATCAAGTGATGAAGCATATACAAAATTAAAATCAGTATTTACTGGTGAAACAGAGACTCTAAAGGATTTAGGTGTTGTAATGACACAGAATGCATTAGATCAATATGCATTGGCAAATGGTTATGGAAAAACAACGTCTAAAATGTCTGAACAGGAAAAAGTGGCTTTAAGATATAAATTTGTATTAGATAAATTAAATATAGCAAATGGAGATTTTGTAAGGACAAGTGATAGTTGGGCAAACCAAACAAGGGTATTAGGCTTAAGATTTAATGAACTAAAGGCAACTTTAGGACAAGGATTTATTAACATATTTACACCGATAGTAAAAGGAATAAATATGGTACTATCTAAACTTCAAGTGTTGGCAAATGCTTTTAAATCATTTACAGAAATGATATTCGGAAATGCTGGCGGAGATGATAGTACAAGTACTGTTTCAAATTTAGCATCAGATGCATCAAAAGCGAGTGATGCTGTGAGTGGAATTGGAGATAGTGCCAAAAAATCTGCTAAAGATCTAAAAAGTTTGGCTTCATTTGATACTGCACAAATATTAAAGAAAGATGATAGTTCTTCAAGTGGAAGTGGTGCAGGAGGAAAAATAGATACAAGTGGACTAAATTTAACAGATAATCTAAAAAAACAAGCAAGTGATATAGGAAAAATATTTGGCGATATTAATTTTGAACCGCTTATTAATTCTTTTAACAAAGTAAAAGAAGCAGCACAACCACTGATAACCACAATAAAAGATGGTTTAAAATGGTTATATGATAATGTTTTAGTTCCATTAGCCCAATGGACTATACAAGATTTACTTCCTGCATTTTTAAATTTAATTGCAGGAGCTTTAAAGGTTCTAAATCCTTTAATTGAAGCATTTAAACCAGTTTTTCAATGGTTCTGGGGCAGTTTTTTAAAGCCTATTGCAGAGTGGACTGGAGGAGCTATAGTAAACACGCTTAATTTATTAGCAGATACTTTATCAAGAATTGGAAATTGGATGGGTGAAAATCAGAGTGTAGTTACTGAAATGGAAAAAGCTGTATTAGGCTTTTTTGGAGCGTGGAAAGTTATAGAGTTAGTGTCTTTTATACAACAAGCTGGAGGAGTAATTGCTGCATTAGGATTATTAAAAAATGCTATTCTTGGAAATGTAATTGCAAAGATTGCAGACAAAACAGAAACGATTGCATTGACATTGATGTATGCAAAAGACTTTGTAGTAAGTATTGCTTCAGGAACTACGGCATTAGTTAAGCAAGCAGCTCAGTGGGTTATAAATACAGGAGCTAAAATTGCAAATACAGCAGCAACCATTGCTAGTACAGCAGCAACTACAGCTGCTACAGTAGCAACATGGCTATTTAACGCAGCATTAGCTGTATTGACCTCACCAATAACACTGGTTGTGGTCGCAATAGCTGCTTTGATAGCTATAATAATATTGTTAATTAAAAATTGGGACAAAGTAAAAGAAACTGCAATAAATTGTTGGAATGGAATAAAAAATACATTTTCGAATGTTGGACAGTGGTTTTCTAACATATTTCAACAAGCATACAATGGAATTACAAGAGTATTTAGTAATATCGGCAATTTCTTTAATGGAATATGGCAAAGAATAAAAGATTCTTTTTCTAATTTGGGAACAAGCATCGGTAATGCCATCTCTAATGCTGTAAAGGCAGGAATTAATGGAGTTATTTCATTAATTGAGAGAACTATAAATAGAGCAATAGGTTTAATAAACGGTGCTATTGGAATAATAAACTTGATTCCAGGTGTAAATGTTGGAAAAATAGAAAGAGTTAATTTACCAAGGTTGGCACAAGGAGGATATGTAAAAGCTAACACGCCTCAATTAGCCATGATAGGAGATAATAGACACCAAGGAGAGATTGTTGCGCCAGAAGATAAATTAATGGCATTATATAAGAAAGCTAATCAAGAGATGGGATTAGACAATAATGAAAAAGTTATAGCACTACTTGAAAGAATAATTCAAATTTTAGCAAATTTAAGCTTTGACTCTAATTTATATATTGATGGTTATGAGTTAAACAAAAGACTTGAAAAAATAAAGAATAAAAATAGATTCGCAACAAATGGAGGTTAATATGTACGAACCAAAATTAATAGTAAACAAT